GCATACCCCCCACCCTTATATTTTTTGCTGCCTATAACAAGGCCAATCAAACCGGCCATATAGCTTCCAGTCTTTAATAAAGATGTGTTACAGTTCGGCCATCTGAGCTACAAGCGCTGCAGAACATGCCAATAGTTGTTACACCTGATACCGATATACCGCTGCCTTTTGACGTGACGCCCGAAGAAATTGAAGGCTTCCGTGAACGGGCTAAAGCCGCTTGTGCAACCATCCTAGAACTTGTTAACGAGGGTGCAGAGGTACAGGTAACGACGCAGGACTCAGCTATAGCGCATGAGATCGCATCTACTGGCAAGTTAAACGTTGCCAAAACCCCACCGGGGGCTATCCTCAAGCTAGAGGCTCTATTAGATCATTACGACCACGAGTTCCTTGAAGCCAACCGCAAGATCCAGAATCTTGTGGCCAACAAGTTATTGGAAGAGACTGAGAACGAGGACCCCAAGGTTCGACTCAAGGCTCTTGAGCTGCTGGGCAAGCGCAAAGGCGTGCAACTGTTCAGTGACCAAGTTGAGGTCACAATCAAGCAAAAGCCCATCGAAGAGATCGAGTCTGAGCTGGACCGGCTGCTGGAGAAGTACATGGGCCCCGTCCAGTATGCAGAGACTGGGGAAGTGGTGGAAGCAGTTGTGATCGACCCAATTAAGCAGTTGGAGATAGATCTGGACAAGGAGTTGGGGATGGACCCTGACGAGGTTGAGGATGAAGAGCCAAGTTCTAGCGAAGCTAAAGACGAATCCGAACCTAGTTAAGCAGCTCCCACCCCAGGTCAAGGCTAAGATTTACGAGCTTTGGGAGGAGTTGGAGGAGCGCGAGTCGGCTGCAAGAGCCCAGAATTCGTTCCTGTCGTTCGTTCAGAAGGTCTGGCCGGGGTTTATCCACGGTGCCCACCACGCCAAGATGGCTGCTGCGTTTGAACGGGTGGCTGAGGGTAAAGTAAAGCGGCTAATTATCAACATGCCGCCACGGCATACGAAGTCTGAGTTTGCGTCTTACTTACTACCGGCTTGGTTCCTGGGGAAGTTTCCTGGGAAAAAGGTTATTCAGACATCTCATACGGCAGAACTTGCCGTGGGCTTTGGACGAAAGGTGCGAAATCTTGTCGATCAGGACACGTATAGAGAAATATTTCCGGAAGTGGCGCTACAAAGTGACTCTAAAGCTGCTGGGCGCTGGGCCACGAACAAGGGCGGAGAGTATTTTGCTATCGGTATTGGTGGTGCTGTTACTGGTAAGGGCGCGGATATCCTCATTATTGACGACCCTCACTCAGAACAAGAAGCCGCCATGGCGGAAATAAACCCCGAGATCTACGATAAGACCTACGAGTGGTACACATCTGGCCCGCGTCAGCGTCTGCAGCCGGGTGGAGCGATCATTATTGTGATGACCAGATGGTCCAAAAAGGACCTTACCGGGCAAGTGCTCAAATCTGCAGCCCAAAGATCGGGTGAAGAGTGGGAAGTGATCGAATTTCCTGCCATTTTGCCCTCTGGCAAGCCACTTTGGCCCCAGTTTTGGCCTAGAAAAGAGCTAGAAGCGCTAAAAGCTGAACTCCCCCACGGCAAGTGGATGGCTCAGTACATGCAGAACCCGACTTCTGAGTCCTCAGCGATTGTAAAGCGGGAATGGTGGCAGATCTGGGAGGATGACAGCCCTCCGTACTGCGATTTCACCCTGATGGCGTGGGATACGGCGTTTGAGAAACACAACCGGGCGGACTATTCGGCTTGTACCTTGTGGGGAGTGTTTTATAAGGATGACGATACGGGGGTTTCACAGGCCAATATCATCTTGCTCAACGCGTTTCGAGACCGGATGGAGTTTCCGGAGCTGAAAAAGAGGGCCTTGGAGCAGTACCAGGAATGGTCTCCTGACTCGATCATAATTGAAAAGAAGGCTACTGGGGCACCACTCATTTATGAAATGCGGGCGATGGGTATCCCTGTGCAGGAGTTCACGCCTAGCCGGGGTAACGACAAGATCAGCCGATTGAACGCTGTTTCGGATCTATTTGCGTCTGGTAGAGTGTGGGCACCGAACACGCACTGGGCGGAAGAAGTAATTGAAGAAGTTGCATCTTTCCCTGCCGGAGAGCATGATGACTATGTTGACTCAGTGTCTCTTGCGATGATGCGATTCCGCAAGGGAGGGTTCATCCGTACGCTGCTAGACGAGGATGATGAGGTGCCTGAGTTTAGACGACGCAGACAAGGGTATTACTAAGGACAAAATATGGCAATTGACAAATCGCTAGGACAGGCCCCTCTGGGATTAACCGATGAAGATATGCTGGCTGAGCCAGATATTGAGATTGAGATCGAAGATCCGGAAGAGGTAAAGATTCGCGCCGGTGGTTTGGAGATTGAGATAGAGCCAAGTGACAACATCAGCGATGATTTCAACACGAACTTGGCTGAAGAGTTGGAAGAAGACGTTCTCACTGAGTTAACAACTGACCTTGCTAGTGAATACGATGAGGACGTGTCTGCCCGCAAAGACTGGATGCAGACATATGTAGATGGCATTGAGCTGCTCGGCATGAAGGTTGAAGACCGCACCGAGCCGTGGCCTGGGGCTTGTGGTGTGTATCACCCCCTAATGTCAGAAGCGCTGGTTAAGTTCCAGGCTGAGACCATGATGGAGACGTTCCCGGCTAAAGGGCCTGTGCGTACTCAGATCATCGGCAAAGAGACCCCGAAGAAAAAAGAAGCGGCTATCCGCGTTCAGGACGACATGAACTTCCAGTTGACGGAGGTTATGGTTGAGTACCGGCCTGAGCATGAGCGCATGTTGTGGGGCCTGGGGTTGGCTGGTAACGCCTTCAAGAAAGTCTACTTTGATCCAAGCATTGGCCGTCAGGTCTCTGTATATGTGCCCGCAGAAGATGTCGTGGTGCCATACGGCGCAAGCAACCTAGAGACTGCAGAACGTGTAACGCACGTGATGCGCAAGACTCCTAACGAGCTGCGCAAGCTGCAGGTGGCTGGGTTTTATCGGGATATTGAGCTGGGCGAGCCGACGGATACGTTCGATGAGGTTGAGAAGAAGATCGCAGAGAAGATGGGGTTTCGAGCCTCAACGGATGAGCGCTATAAGTTACTTGAGATGCACGTGGACCTCGACCTACCGGGCTACGAGGACAAGGATGATGATGGGAAACCGACTGGGATTGCGTTACCTTACGTTGTTACTATCGAGAAGGCCACACAGACGATCCTAGCTATCAGACGGAATTGGCACCCCGATGACCCGCACAAGACTAAGAGACAGCATTTCGTCCATTATCCGTATATCCCTGGCTTTGGGTTTTATGCTTTTGGTCTCATTCACCTCATTGGCGCTTTTGCTAAGTCTGGGACATCTCTTATTCGACAACTCGTCGACGCAGGTACCCTGTCAAACCTGCCCGGAGGATTCAAAACCAAAGGTCTACGAGTTAAAGGAGACGACACCCCCATCTCCCCGGCAGAGTTTAGAGACGTAGACGTAGCCTCGGGTACGATCAAAGACAACATAATGACGCTCCCGTACAAGGAGCCGTCGCAAGTTCTGTACTCCCTGCTGGGCACAATCGTTGAAGAAGGTCGCCGGTTTGCATCTGCTGCCGATCTGAAGGTCAGCGATATGTCTGCACAGAGCCCGGTTGGCACAACGCTGGCTATTCTGGAGCGCACTCTTAAGGTAATGTCGGCTGTTCAGGCGCGGATTCACTACGCCATGAAGCAAGAGTTCCGGCTGCTTAAGAACATCATCCGTGACTACACCCCGGAAGAGTATGAGTACGAGCCAGAAGATGCTCCGGCACGGGCTAAACAGTCTGACTATGACCTCGTTGAGGTAATTCCCGTATCAGATCCTAATGCGGCAACTATGTCGCAGAAGGTTGTGCAGTACCAAGCGGTTATGCAGTTGGCTCAACAAGCCCCACAACTGTATGACCTGCCCTATCTACATCGGCAGATGCTAGAAGTACTTGGAGTCAAGAACGCCAATAAGCTCGTTCCGATGGAAGACGACCAGAAACCACGTGATCCTGTGTCCGAAAACATGGATGTTCTGCGTGGCAAACCCGTCAAAGCCTTTATTTACCAGGACCATCAAGCTCACATCCAGGTACATATGGCTGCTATGCAGGACCCCATGCTGATGAGACTTATCGGTCAAAGTCCGATGGCACAGCAAATGGGCGCTGCCATGGCTGCTCACATACAAGAACACCTTGCCTTTGAGTATCGCAAACAGATCGAAGAGGCCGCTGGGGTTCCGTATCCTGAGCCAAATGCTGAGATGGATGAGGCTACAGAGCTTGAGATTTCCCGTCTTGCTGCTGCAGCCGCAGATATTGTTCTTAACCGCAACAAACAACAGGCTGCTGCGCAGGCTGCTCAACAAGCAGCTCAAGACCCTCTTGTGCAGATGCAACAAGCCGAACTCCAGATCAAGGCCAAAGAAACCGAGATCAAAGAGAAAAAGATGGCAGTTGATGCGGCAGCTCAGGCTGACAAGCTCAATATCGAAAAAGAACGAATCGCTTCACAAGAGCGCATTGCAGGTATGCAGGTTGGCGCCAAAGCCGCCGAAAGCAAGGCATCACTGGCTGCTAAACAGCAGGCAGAAGGTGTACGGATGGGCATTGACATTGCCCGTGAGTTGAGTCAAAGACCTTCAAAAAAGGAAAGTAAATGAGCACTGACCTTCTAAAGTATCTATCAAGCAAGATACAAGAAGAGCAAAACCTGCTTATCAAGGACCTTGGTTTAGGCAGCGCCAAGGACCACGGAGAGTACAAGTATGTGTGCGGGATTATCCGTGGACTAATGATTGCCAACAACATCATCATTGAAACAGCAGAAAGGATGGACAAATCCGATGAGTGAACTTCTAATCGGCACAAACCCCGATAACCCAGAAGACGCGACAGTACTTCCCGAAACCCCAGAACAGAAGGCAAAACAACTGCCTGACCCCTCTGGATACCGCATCTTGTGTGCAATTCCTGAAATCGACAGCAAATACGATAGCGGGATTTTGAAAGCAGACATTACCCAGCATCACGAAGAGCTACTCACGACGGTTCTTTTTGTTATCAAGATGGGTCCTGACTGCTATAAGGACGATAAGAGATTCCCAAGTGGCCCCTGGTGTAAAGAGGGTGACTTCATCTTGGTTCGCCCGCACGCTGGTACACGGGTAAAGATCCACGGACGTGAGTTCCGCATCATTAACGACGACAGTGTTGAGGGAGTTGTAGAAGACCCCCGAGGCATTAGCCGCGCATAAAGGAGCCCAAAATGGCACAAGCACAAGAGAAAGAAGACTTTGAGTTTGAAGTAGAACAGGACCAAGATCAGGTTAAACCTGAATCTAAGGGAAAACCCGATGTTGATCTTGAGGTGGTTGACGATACGCCACCAGAAGATAAGGATCCTGTCACTGGAAAGATGCGCGAGCCTATGCCCGCAGAGTTGGTTCAGGAGCTAGAAGCCGATGAACTGGAGGATTACTCTGAGAAAGTAAAGCTGCGCCTCAAGCAGATGAAGAAGGTTTGGCACGACGAGCGCCGTGCTAAAGAAGCAGCCATGCGTGAGCAGCAGGAAGCATTGACCCTGGCTCAACGTATTGTGGATGAGAATAAACGGCTTAAATCCCAGCTTTCTGAGGGAGAAAAGTACTATATCGACACCGCAAAAGGAGCCGCTGAACTTGAGCTTGAGATGGCCAAGAAAGCCTATAAAGAGGCTTACGAGGCTGGTGATACGGATCAAATGCTTGAAGCCCAGCAAAAACTTGCTGAGGCAAACTTTAAGATCCAGAGAGTAAAGGACTTTAAACCCTCTTTACAAAATCAGGAAATTGAAGTAAATAGTCAGAATGAGCAACAAGTTAACGTGCCAAAGCCTGATGCCAAAACCGTTGCGTGGCAAGAGCGCAATACGTGGTTTGGAACGGATGAAGAGATGACAAGTCTCGCACTTGGCTTGCATGCCAAACTAGAAAAACAGTTCGGAAAGCCGTATGTCGGAACTGACGAGTATTGGCAAGTCATCGATAAAACGATGAAGCGCCGTTTCCCCGAGTACTTCGGGGAGGAAGTACAAACGAACGACGGGGGCGGCAAGCCCGTTGGTCGCACAGAGAATAAACCCGCCACTGTAGTTGCTCCTGCGTCTAGGAGTACATCTGCCAAGAAGATTGTGCTCAAGCAATCGCAATTAAATATTGCGAAGAAACTTGGTTTAACCCCCGAGCAGTACGCCCGGGAATATGCAAAGACTTTGGAGAACTAAAATGGCTGAAAATCGACTTGCACGCGAATTAGAATCCCGTACGCAATCAGAGCGTCCCAAGCAGTGGCAGCGCCCTGAAACCTTGCCTCAACCAAATAGAGAGCCTGGATATGCGTATCGTTGGGTTAGGGTATCCATGATTGGTCAGGCCGACGCCCGTAACGTATCTGCAAAGCTACGTGAAGGCTGGGAGCCCGTCCGTATCGAGGAACAACCCCAATTTAGACTGCTGGTTGACCCCAATAGTCGTTTTAAGGACAACATTGAGGTCGCGGGTTTGTTGCTCTGTAAGATGCCTTCTGAGTTTGTTGAGCAGCGTAATGAGTATTACGCCAAGCAAAACGAAGCCCAGATGGACTCTGTGGACAACAGTTTTATGAGAGAGTAC